AATAAGGCTTGGAAGTCATTTTTGCAGTCTATAAATGCCAAAATTTTAAGAAATTATGAGCTTTTTGGCAAACATGGCGAGGAATTTGCTTTGTCGGGCTATATGCCTTACAGCGCTATAAGGACTACCGCTCAAGGCATGGCAACAAATGCCAAGGGTGGCGGCTATAGCGGTACATTTACTAATGATGTGATTGCTAGAAATTACATTAGTGTGGTGACACCACCAAGCGTAACGCCTAAAGATGATATTGCTTACAAGCGGTTTATATTGGACTCTGTGGCCCAGAAGTTTATTTCTAAGTCGACTGGTTACGATGAGTTGGGCTATTTGTCTCCTGAAGATGAAGCCGCCAAGCTGAATGAGGAGCAGATGAATCCTTATATGAATCCAGAGGGTACTAAAAATGTTATGGAATCTTTTGGTGGTCAGATGCAACCCGCTACTGGTGCGCCAGCGCCCACACCTATGCCGCCAACCGCTATGCCAATGGGGCGATAAATGAGTCATTTTCCTTGGAATCCTACCTATGGTCATGGCTCTGGGGCTGGTATTATCCCTTATGGCTATACCCCGCTTAGAGTTGTCAGTAATTATGGGATGCAGGGCAGTAACTATAACCCGCAGGAGACTTATAATCCGCAACCGCAGACTTATAATCCGCAACCGCAGACTTATAACCCGCAACCAACTTATAATCCGCAACCAGCCTATGTTAATCCTTGGTATGCCGCTAATGCCCAAAGACTGCAAGTTGAACAACAGCAACAACAGCAACAGTTGGAAGTTAATGCCCAACAGGAGCGTGACCGCGTAGCGGCTGAACAGGCCGCTTTTTGGGAACAGCAAAGGCGTGACCAAGAAGAACGGGATCGTATTATTGCCGAAGCTGCCGCCCGTAAAAAACGGATGGTTGATGCTAAAAATCTTGAGATTGGCACTAAACAGACATCTATATTGGGTAAAATTCGTGAGAAAACTGGTATTAGCGGCACTTTGCGACAGCTCAAGGGCCGTAATAAAGCATCGAAGTATTTTCAGGATAATGAGGACAACTATGGCAAGATTCTTGAAGCTAGAAAACGGGTTTTAGAGCGCAAAGTTGCATCACTAAAAGATCAATATGCTAATGCCACTTCTGAGGAAGAACAAACGCGGATTGGAATGTTGCTTGATAATATTGATCGTTATGATATTAAGGCTTTTAATGCTGATATAGATGATTTTATAAAGCAACAGCATGGTTTGGCTGGTTATGCCGCTACGCCTTTGCATGGCCGTTTAGCCAGAGGGTTAGGAGTAGCTAAAAAAGTAGTTGATAAGGCTGTTGGCACTCCTTTAAATTGGTTCATTGCCGCCACTAGCCAGCCGCAGAGAGTTGTTAATACATTTAAAAACTTTGTTAATCCTAATCAGAATCGTGAGTATTATGGCGGTGAAGAAAAAGGCGGCTTGCCTACCCCGCAAGGCAGTAATCCGTTTTCAATTGGGGTTAGCCATTTGCGTGATGCTTACAATGCCAGCAAGAACCAACGGCTAGTCGGTTATAACAAAGACCGCGAAGCTATGATTATTGACCAGATCAATAAGGATAAGAAGTTAAATAGGTTTGGCAAGGCGGCTAATAGATGGTCGGCTAAGTTCGGTGATGATATTGCTGATATGGCGGCAGACCCTATGAATTATCTCGGTGGTGTTTTTAGTAAGATTGGCAAGGGTGCGCGTGAATCCAGAGCCGCCACTAAGATTGCAGATAGCGGGTATAAGCTGGCTGGCAAGTCTACGGCTGTTCGGGATCTGATTATTTCCAATGAAGCAAGGAAGCTGAATAAGGGCGGTTTACTCAAGTGGCTGGCTAGGACCGAGGGTCGTAAAATAGATACTTTTTATGAGCATAACAAGGGCTTGATTGAAACCCGCAATAAATTGTCTAATATTTTTGGTGAACACAGCAACGCTTGGAATAATGAAAAACAGCGTTTGTTCGGTGAGCTTGATGCTAAGTTTTCTCGGATGGGTGATCAGTCGGCTAGGATCTTGCAGGAGTATATGACTGACAGTGTTAAGAATAGCAAGTTTACTACTGCTGTTTTAAAACCTCGCTTTTCATGGCAGGATGTAGAGTTGCCGCGTGGGTTTAGCAAGGCTAACCGCGCTAAGATTGAGGATTTTGCTAGGTTATTGAAACAGACTACAGACTCGGCTCATGCTAGGCGCTTAGGTTCAATGGAAGCTGGATCTAAAGAATGGCAGCAAGCTACCAAGCAGTATAAAAAGGCTTATGTGCCGTTTAGTCCAACTAGTCCAAAAACGGTTGGCCGTTCTGCGCTTGGCGGTGTATTAGAGGATATTCCGAAACGTCCGGATGTTTTGCCATCACCATCATGGTTTACCAAACAAAAAACTAGTAATCCTATTCAGACGGCTTGGCGCTTACAGCACTCTTATAAGAAGCGTATTTTGGGTGAAGCTTTTGCGCAAAATCCATCTGGTTTATGGCTCAAGAAAAATGCTGATAATGTCTCAAAGTCGCTGGCTGAAATATCTAGGGATCTAGCTGTCCGTAAGCAGGGTTATAAGAATAATGCCTTTGATAAGATCAATGAGTTTTCGCTAAAGCATCGCGGCAAGGGTCCACTTGGCTTATGGAAGAAGTCGGTGCTTGGCTTGAACCCTGCATGGTATCAGAATAATGAGATCTGGAACCAAGCTAGTTTATTGCTTGGTGGTGGCGCTAGATCAATATTGAACCAAGCTAAATATATTGGTAGCAAGTCGGCTAGACAGGCTATGCACTCTAATTTACCAGAGGGGGTGCTTGGCAATATTTCTAAAGAATTTAAGGGGCTTGGCGGTATAGCATCCAAGCAGGAGAACAGATCACGCGTTATTTTATATAAGACTTTGCGTGATAAGGGCTTGTCTAAGGAAGCGGCTATTAAAAAATTAAATGATTATCTGTTTGATTACAGCACTAAGAACTGGCAAAGGCCTATAAAATCTCTATTGCCGTTTTTCCAATGGCAAAAAGGTGTAGTTAAGCTGTCGGCTAAGTTGCCATTTATTAACCCACGCGGCAGTAAGGTGGTTAGCGAGTTATATAATAAGTTTTACCAAAGACCTTACGATAATTTGCCTGATGGTGAGCAGACTTATGTTGATCCTGATACTGGTGAGACTAAAACATATAATCCTCGTAAGGCTTATAAGGGCAAGGCATATTTAGGCAAGGATAAGAATGGCAGAGACCGCTTTGCAAATACACCTTGGTTTGCTTTAAACCCAGAAAAAGCTCTGGACGTTGGTATCAATCCTTACTTGCGTAATGCGATGGATACGGCTACATCTTCTGATCGTTATAATAAAGTCAATACAAATAAATCTTGGTTGCATAATTTAAGTGATAGCTTTCCGCAAGCCCGTTTATTTAATGCTTTCAAGGACCGTAATAAAAAAGACAGCAGTTTATGGTTTACTCCATCAGGCAGTAGCAAGTGGAAGCAGGGTTATGACAAGTCGAAGCCTAATTATGATCCATCGCAGGATAACCACGCTACTTTTGTAAAGACTCTAAAATCTTTCCTTGGTGCGCCTAACGTGGTGACACATGATCCTAAAGAGTTTGAGAAAAAGATGCGCCTGACTGGTTTTAGCAAAGAGTATTTTGGCAAAGACTGGAAGAAGCGGCTTGAAGAATTAAAAGCTAGTCCTGATGGTCGTAACCCTTATGATATTGTGACGGCTGAAAAAGAAGCTCTTGCTAAAAAGTATGGTTTTGATCTTACTAAGGATATATATAAGGGCGCATGGAGTAAATATGATACAGAGACCACAACTAACACCAAGCGGCTCAAAGAAGATGCCGCAAAATTCAACAGTAATTTTTGGCACGATTACTTTGCAAAACCCGCAGGAGACCGTACTCATGCAAGCCAGCGTAGACCTTTCTTCATTGACAAATTTAATCAATGGAAGCGAGATCATACTTTCTCTAAAAATCCCTACTACGACATACCTACCTTTAATGAATATGACGCGCAAGGTAACAAAACAGGAACAAAAAAACGTACAAACACTTTTGATCTGCAAGCTACAGAGGACGCGAGTTTAAACAGACGGGCTGTTGGGGCGGCTAAGTATGCTAAGAAGTTGGCTTATGATCATGCTAAATCGACTGGTGACTGGTCGGCTTTCCGTAACGTTTATGGCGATAGCCGTAAACACTCGGCTATTCAACTTGATGGTAATTATTTTAAATCATCTGATAGTTTACAGCGCTATAAGGATGGGGTGGCTAGACATTCACTAGCTGGCACGTTTACTAAATCGGGGGCTAACCCGTCTTACCAATTTGACGGTAAGTTTTTCAAAACACCAGAATCAATGGATGCTTACAAACAGGGTGCTGAAAAGGCAAGGATGCACATTGTTTGGGCTGGCTATTATGCCTTAAAGACCTTGGCAGAAAAACAGGTATATCTTAAAGCACATCCTGAAATCAAGGCGTTTGACCAGCCTAAAACCCAAGCAGACTTTGATAGGGTGCGCCAACTCCTGCGCAGTAGATCCCGTAATCAGGCAGAGAAAATTAAGGGTTTTGATATTACCCGCCAAGCTATTTTGGCAGAAATTAAAGCGCGTGTTGCCAAAGGTTCAAAAGGTTTTGGACAAGCTCATGCTTTACGTTATAAGTAAAGTAGTATATTCTGCAAATGCACATTAAAGAAAGGTTTATAAATGGCAGATGAAAACAATCCGTCTACACAACCACCCGCAGAGGATTCACCAGAGCAAAAGTCTGATGGACAACCAGCGCCAAAGGGTGATGATGGGTCAAGTACACCACCAATAGATACCACTGAGCAAGCGCGTCGCGACCAGCAAAGTAAGAAAGACAAGGCTAATTCTAGTATTGATCCCAAAGATGATACGATGGATTTCTTACTTGGCCGAGAGATGGAACGCGAAAGGGAGAAATATGTGTCTGATTTTCTCACAGAGAATAAGGATAAATACCCTAATCTTGATGCTAAAGATCTTCGTTTTGCAAATACGCCTGATGATGTTAAGGAACTGGCAGACCATTTGCAAAACAAGTATAAGACTATGCAACAAGAAGCTCTTTCTAGTGTACAAGCTACGGACGTTGAACTTACCCCTGCTCAATTAAAGGAAGCAGAAAAAGCTCTTGAAAAAGAGTCACAGACTACAAACCGTTCAACTTTTGGAGCTTGGTTGAGTAAGAAACAACTAACTAGGAGATAAACCTCATGGCTCTGCCGTCAATTATAACTGGTAATCGTACTACTTTTGATGATCAAGATGATCATATTTTATACATTGAGGATGGTATAAAATTCTTAAATCCTCGCGACAACGGCATTAAATTTATTAAAAAGATTTTATCTAATTCTGATGGTGGCACTAAGAGTTTTAAGCACCAGTGGAATGAAACTGCTCTGCCTGTTCGTAAAGAAACTATAACCATGCTGATCGGTGATGGCACTATAACTGTTGCTAATGCTTACGGTTATCAGGTTGGTGATATTATTCTTTGTGAAACTGAGCGTATGCGTGTTACGGCTTTGACTAACACCACAACTTTGACTGTTACCCGCGCCTATGGCGGTACTGTAGCGGCTGGTCATACTGCCAAGGCTGCCTACAACTTGGGTTCTGCCGCAGTTGAAAACGCGCTTGCTCCTGCTGGCACAACGCTTAACTCTGACCAAAGATTTAACTATGTTCAGACTTTTGACCGTTCAGTTGATCTATCTAACGATGAAATTGCACAGCTTACGAGTGAGCTTGGTAATCCGTTCAATGCACAACTTGAGAGAATTACTTTGTACTTCTGGAAGCTGTTTGCGCAAGCCTGTTTTTATGGATCCCGTTACGAAGATGTGACTAACAAGATTCACACTATGGGCGGTATTGATTACTTTATTGCCACTAACGCTACTAACGTGGCTGGCGCTAACACAATTACTATTCTTGATAACCTTATCGAAAATATTATTGTTGCTGGCGGCAATCCTGATCTGCTAGTTGTTGGAACCGCGCAAAAGCGTAAGCTTGACGCGTTGGATGTAAACTTGCTACGTCAAAACGACAGTAAAGAAACTACTGGCGGCACAAGTTACACTCAACACTGGCGTTCTGGTTTAATGACTGACCAACTAGATATAATTGTTGATCATACCATTAAGCCTGATGAGCTTTATGTGCTTGATACTTCTTCGATTCACTTGAAGCCTTTAGTTAATAACGGCATCAATGGTCGGCTTGGTATTCTTGATGCTACTACTCCAGGGCAAGACGGCAAGAAAAAAGTCTTGCGCGGCAAGTACACTTTGCAGTTTGATCTTGAAGCTGGAATGGGCAAGCTTTACGGCTTAACTTAAAACTTTGGGGGTGAAATGCCCCTACTTAATAATTTTAATAAGGAGATTCAATCATGGCAAAAGATGATAAAGCAACTGTTAATACTGTTGTGCCTGACGGTGGTGTTACTACTGCCGAGGATGCTCAAAAACAAGCTGAACAAGCTGTCAAGCTTGGTGACGAAAACGTCAATAAGACTGGTGAAAATATTGATGGCCGCAAGCCTGATGAAAGCGAAAAGCCCCGTCCTGCTGTCAACCGTCCAACTGTTCCTGATGTTGCTGACGAAACTGACGAAAGTGTTAGTGGTCCAAAACTCCAAGACAAAAGCGGCATGAAATATTATGTCAACCGTTATTTTCCAAGCGGTTCTGTGCTGGTGCGGGATCCTGACGAAGAAGATAAGACCGTATTTGAAACTCTACGTTTTACTTCTTACTACGATATGTGGAAGGGCGATCAAGTCCGAGTCGGCTATCTGGCTACTGATAACAAAAACGCTTTCAAAATTCTTGAAGAAGATGAGAATGTCGAAGAAATATCTTTTAGTGAATACAAACTAGCTATGCAAGGTGACAACAAGCGCAACAAACCGCTAGTTCGTGCGCCTATTGCCGCTAGTTAGGATTTACAATGAGACAATTAGATTCATTAAATCCTGCCGCTCCTTTAACTGCGAATGCCAACTCCCCCGCCTTGGATCTTGGTGCTTTTAACGAAGCCGTTATTTTTCTAAAAACTACGGCTGTTAGCGGTACTGCGCCAACTTTAGATGTCAAAGTCCAGACTAGCTATGATGGTACTGATTGGTATGATGAGGGTACTAGTTTTACTCAGATTACAGCAGTAATTACTCCTGCCGTCAGGAAAATAACAAACTTTGGTAATTATGTTAGATTGGTTTTTACGGTTGGTGGCACTACGCCAAGCTTTACGGTTGTCAGTCAGATTGTTGCCAAAGCTAATCCTTAAAATTAAGGGGATCTAAAGATGGCTATTACCCAAGCATCCGCGCTTGCCAGAGTTAAAGAGAAACTTGATATTGCTTCTGGTATTACTATTTTTGATACCATAATTACTGATTGTCTGCAAGATTCAATGCCGCGACTAGGTAATTTCTTCCAGTATGATATGCCCGAAGATACCACTGTTACTTTAGCCACAAGCGCTGATAGCTTTAACTTGCCTAATGTTGCATCTGTTTTGCAAAAAATGTTTATCCGTACAAACACAAATGAGGTATGGCGTAATTTTGATTATTGGAACCAGCATGGCAGTAAGATTTACTTGTATGATTCAATTCCAAGTCTTTACTACGTTATGTTGCTGGCTAGACGGTCTTTTGTATGGTTGGATTCTGATTTGGCCTTAATGCCTGTTGAAGCCGAAGCCCCGCTTTATATGTTTGCCTGTTCTGAATTTGCAACTGTGATTGCTGGCAATAAGCGCAAGTTTAATATTTACCAACAAACTAATGGTGCTAGATCACTAGATGAAATGACTAAGCTGGCTGAATGGTATGACCAGCGAGCTACCCGTATGTGCGAAGATGCAATAAGCTCAGAGGGCCGCTAGCATGGTCTTTGATAATACAAAATATGATGTCCGACTTCATAATTATGATTACCGTATAACAGGCTACCAAAAGTCTGAACTCAATTCTTTTATACCGCGTTTTGGTGTTGGTAATTCTACCGAGTCAGAATTTAACTTGCTACGATCTAAGACAATTGATGGTAATGATGGCGGCATTTTGCAGAAATTATGGAAGGATAATAATGCTGTTTATGCTTCTGAAAATCTTTATCCTATTAAAAATAACGGTATACCATATTTAGTTAATATAGAGACTTATGGTACTGCGGCTGGTACTGCGCCAATATTTTTAGCTACCGCCAAAACTAAAGATTACATTTTTATGGCCTATAAGCATGGTTCAGGTGCGGCTACTCAAGGCATAACCCGTTTAGATACTGGCGGCATTTCAACTGCCTTAACATTACCAGTTAATTTGTCTGGTGACACTAATCACATACATGATATGTGCATCTGGAATAATCAGTTGTGGATTTGCGCGTCTAATACTTTGTCAACTGGCGGTACTGGTGCGGGATCAATGTATTATATGGATCTTGCCAATCTTAATGTTGTTGATATAACGGCTGGAACAGGTAACTTCTTTCGTATGGCTGTATTTAAAAACCAGCTTTATGGCACTAACTGTGGCAGTATTGCTGGCTGTCAATTCTACCGTTATAGCGGTGATACAACTACAAAAAACTTTGTCCAGCTTGCCACTACGCCTATGTCAACGATGAGTTTTTATTCTAAAGAGTTTGTGTTTAATAACAGAGTTTATATAGCTAGGAATGACGGCCTGTATGCTTGGGATGGTTTAAACCTTGTGACAATTGCGGATTATACCCAACAGGT